CTCTCTTCGCGTGGCTCCGCCCGTAAGGGTGAAGGTATTTTTGAATTTGAGCATACTGCATCCACGCAACCCGGTTGGTCAGGAAGCCCAATACTAAACAAGAATGGCAAAGTTGTAGGAATACATACCGGATCCAAGATTGTTTCAGATATTGTGGTTAATGAGGCCACTGCGATCAACGACGTTCTTACTTATCTATTTCGTAAGTCGAAAATCGCTTTGGTTACAAAAGAGTCTTATGAGGAGCACGAGTCAGATGAATGGAGGGAAGATCCCCTTTATGGTGATGATGACGCTTATTATCGTGATAATCGCATTGTAGACGATCTTTATTATGAGGATTTTCACTATGTGATTAAACGAGGCTCCAAGGGTTTTAGTGTTCAACCAGCTCCCGTTCCCTTTAGGGAAAAGGGTAGTTGGGCGGACATGATGGATTATCCAGAGGATTATCCTGATAATTTTACGTTTGAAAAGGCGGATTTTCAGGAAGGTCCGGCTGTGAGCAACCCAGGACCGTTGAAGAGCTCATTAAGCTCGGGCAGTACCAGTTTGAAGAAGAAGAGTGCGATGCTATCCAAGAAGAGACCAGTGGAATCCTCTCCTACTGTGGGAAAGGAAACCCTACGTTCTCCGCCAGCAAGCACCGTCCCGTCGAAGACCTCCACGAAGCCTTCCCAGAAACCAGTCACCTTGACTGGCCTGAAAGGTCCCGTGCGGGTCTCCAAAAGTCATTGGGCTACCACGGTAGTATCCACCAACTTGAAGGTTACAGACCAAGTGAGGCAAATGTGGCAAGAGCCGTTGGAAAAGCTCACCAAGAAATCCAGAAAGGTATTGCGAGATACTTTGATAGAGAACTTGGCGAAGAAATTTCCAAATACGCTTCTAGCTTCGGCCTCCCTGCCTGTTTTGGTGGAATTGATGGAACGAAAACAATAGATCATTTTCGGGGAGACCTGGAAATATCTATTACTTCTTTGAATAACGGACACTACTTACTTGACACTCTACCTGACATTGTTAGATCCATCGATGATTGCATTGATGATTCTGACCCTGATGCCACTCCAGGTGTCCCTTTAAACTTCTATGGGAGTAAGAAGGGCATCTGGTGTGAGGATCGGGTCAGCATTATCTTGTTAGTCCTTGATCGACTTCTAATGATGATGAATTACAACGACACTCATGCAACCGGCATCGACTTGGTTAAATCTGGATTATGTGATCCTATCTATACCTTTATTAAAGATGAACCCCATAAGCGGGAGAAACTTGATAAAAATAGATTTAGGATCATATCTGGAGTTTCCCTCGTCGATAATATTATCGAAAGACTCTTGTTTTCCAAACAAAACAAGGCGGAAATCGCGATACACG